GCACAACCAAGGTTCACACAGCTGCCGGAGCAGTCATTCGCACACGTCGAACTGCATTGCTGGATACATTTACTTGAGCAATTATCAGAACAGCTGCTTCCACAGCCGCCCTCACAAGTCGAAGAGCACCCATCACACGAACCAGAGCAGCCGCCCGAACATCCGCCGGAGCAGGAACCAGAACAGTTATTTGCGCAATTCTTCGTGCAAGTTGTGTTACAGCCTCCGGTGCAACTTCCAGTGCAGCTTCCAGTGCAGCTTCCCGTACAAGAACCAGTACAACTGCCGGCACAATCATTCGCACACGCTCTAGTGCAAGAGCCAGTACACGACCCCGTGCAGGGCCCCGTGCAGGACCCCGTGCAAGTGCTGGAGCAGTCGCTCGCACACGCTCTAGTGCAAGAGCCAGTACAAGTTCCAGTACACGTTCCCTGGCAGCTTCCCTTGCATCCGCCAGCGCAATCATTGGCGCACGATGCCACACAAGATCCAGTGCAGTTCCCCGTGCAGGAGCCGGTGCAACTCGTGCAAGCCGTATTGCATCCCGTGGAACACAGGCCAGAGCAGCGGCCAGAGCACCCGCTTGATGCAGCAGTTTCCGGGATCGAGCTCAGCTCGCTTAGCACTGCTGCCGCTTGGCTCAGCCTGCTCGCTGTGATTTGCGCCCCATTTTCGGGTGTGGTCGATGTTCCTTTGATCGCATCCAGCGGCTTTGTAATTTTTTGGATATGTTCGTTTTTGATGTACGCTCCAGCCGTCGGTTGCGTCGAGAAGTCGTATGCAGAGCCGTTATAACTCGCCATACTGCCAACGCTCTGCCCTCGTGCTGTTCCCTCTGTTTTTCCGCGTCTCCCTACCTCGGCCTTGAGCAAGGCTTTGATTTCCGCATAGTCCGAGGGGTAGACTTTTTGCCCCCAGTTAGCCATTAAGCACCTCTCACTCTAACTTTGAGCCGCCGTTGTTCGGTCAGATCGTCACCCTCAACCGCATAACCAACCACTTTGCACGGGTCAATATATTCGCACGGTTTTGCCGCACGACCAACACCCGGAATATGGGAAAGTACAATGCAGTCTCCCGTGCTCACCGGGCCAACGACCTTTGTGTGGACACGTCCGGCAAGCGAAACCGGGATAAAAAGGGGAAGATTCTTTTCCAAGAAATCCTCCCCATCATTGACCTGCTCTCCTCCAATCAGCATCCCATATTCGTCCGAATGGATTCCGGCAATGCGGCTCGAAAGATTTGTGGCTTTGACATATTTTTCTTGCTGGCTGTTAGTATCCAGTGCAATAATGTCGCCCGGGTCTGTCTGTTCACCACGCGGCATGAGCTCGGCATAATCGTTGTAGACCGCTTCAAACACACGTTTTGCATGAATGTCCTCGCTCGCAGTCAACGACTTAAAATGCGCATCTCCCGCAGACCCGACATAGTGCGCTGTGCCATTTGCAAAATAGACCGTTCCTGTAAAGGTTCCGCCTGTGTTCCGCATGGCGCCAAGAGCACGACACGCATCAGCAGCGGTGCCCGCACCAGTGCCGCCGCGTTCAATCGGCAAATTCCCGCTTGTAATGTCGCTCGCCGCATGGCTGTGCTTAGCCGCAGCAAATTCGTTTGCGTGCTTTCCGTCCAGCATATCTGCATCGCATCCAGACATACGTCCATACCGAGAAAGCAGGGTTACAATCTGTTGGGCCGTAAAGTTCTCTTTCGGCAATGCCGCATTTGCTGTATTCTTGACTGCCGAAACATCCGAAATGTTCTGGTTCAGCAGTACGGACAGAATATAGAACACCATGTTGAACTGCTGGCTCGTCGGCTTCCCGTCCAAGCCACCAACGATTGCCGCCCATCCATTACGCCAATCGTCAATCGAAATCTCCTGCCGAACGCCACCAATCGAGAACGCCGTCTTGGAATAGTCGATCAGCTCTGCCCCCGAACGTGCATCTGCCATAGAATCACCCCCTGTTAATTGATGGACTGTGCAAACATTCCCTCGCCAAATCCTGCAACTCGCGGATTGAGATCCACAAAGCCAAACGTCTCTGCATCCTCCGTTGAGCAGTTGATTCTGACTCTTACGCCCGCCGGATGAACCACCAAGTCGTGCGTTCCCAAAATGGACAGAACCAAATCCGAGAACGGCGCGGAAATCGAAAGGTAAATGGTCGCAGGCGCATCGCGACGCTCACTGTATACAACTTCTGTCGCTCCAAAGATAATTTTGGTTGCTTCGATAATCTCGTTCGGTGTACAGCGGCACGAATTGACGTAAGCCTTGTACTTCAAGCAGACGCGATAAATATCATCGTTGTCTGCCAGTTCACGGCTTCCAATCATCGCCCCCGCCTGCTGACGAGTAAGGCATACCAGCTGGCCAATTCGGTTGAGCAAAACGCCGTTGCACTTGTCGATGTTGTTAATCCACTCAAACCCGCCCAGTGCAAGCATTAAATGTTCGTACTCAGGCGCAAAGGCCCAGACGATTCCATCCAGCACAGACATTTTCTCTACTCTAAGCGGCTTTTCGCTCAGTGCTTCAAATGCCACCGTTTCACCCCCTGTTCGCCGTTCTTTGCAGAATCCATTTTCCCTCAGAATTCTTTCGGTAAATGGTCAACGGGCTAATCACTCTTGCGGTACTGCCCATCACGCAGTTATCAGGAAGATTTTTCAAGTCCTCCAGCGTGTCGCACACATAATTTCCCAAACAGCTTTCTTCATACGCTTCCAGTTGAAATTGTGTTGGGAGCTTAGCGTACATTTCTTTATACGCCGAAATCATGCTTTCACCACCCGAATTCCGTTCATAGTGACAACCGGTTGCTGGTTGATGCTGACCGGGACGACGCCCGTAAGCATAGCGCTGTCCTCCACGCCCTCAATATCCGGCCTTTCGGAAAGAAGCCCCCGAATCTCGATATAATCAACGCCGGACACGTTCTCCATAATAGGCCGGATGAACTTCTGCAGCCTAACCGATGTTCCCGCCGAAAGAATTTCTTCCATCAGCAGGGATTTGATTCTCGCTTCAAAATCGTCATCCAGACCACCAGCGCTCGTGACTTTGACCGACAGCAGCAAATAGACATCGTTGACGCGGGTAAACTCAACATACTGGCGCGTTCCGTTTATGTCGGTGGCATAAGCGTAATGGCTTCCATACGCCCTAATTCCACCTGATTTGTTTTCCCAGATGATGCCCGCAACATCTTCATCCGAACCGCCCTGCACAACAATTTCGATGCAATGCGGCGGACGACCAGCCGCATCCTTTTCATCATCGTCATTTTGATAACCCGCGGCGAACGTCACGCCCTCTACGTCGCTATAAAGCAGCGATACAATGGCATTGACTGTTCCTGTACCGCGGCTTGCCACGCGATTGGTATAGCTGGTGCGGGCTTCCGAATCTCTCTGCGTCAATCTGCCCTTTATGGGCGGGATCTCGTTTATGCAAGAATCCCAGCCATCAACAGAAGTCACAATTTGGTCGATGGTCTTATCTGCCTGCACGTAGTTTCCGTATTCGACGCTCTCAAAAAGAATGTTGCTGGTCACGTCAACAACCGTAATGTACCTGCAAAGAGATGCAGAAAAGCTGTCGGCTGCACCAGAAGCCGACAGCACAATCGTATGGTTCCCTCGTTCATCCGTGGAATCTTCGACCTTGATTCCAAACTTCGTGAGCGCATCAAATTTCTGAAGCTCTACCAGGATTTTCGTGTAAGCATCGCTGTACGAACTCACCGAAAGCTGTTTTGTGATGCTGGCCGACTAGGAATAGCTGCCAACTTCACCCGAAGTCGCATTTCTGGATACGCCAAACTCAAACGTAATTGTTCCGCTCACGCTCTCGATTGGCCGAATGCCGATTCTTCTCCAGTTCGCACTGGAAATCGTGGACACTCCTTTTGCCTGAAATTGGCGCTGTGGATATGTGCTCGACTGCACCAAAGCGCCTGCCGGAATCACCGTGCCCTCACGCCCCGTACAGGACAGCGTATATTTTGTGCGCGCCTGCCCGATACGGTTGACGCCGCCAATTTGCATCGCGTTGTCCAGTGCGATTCCCTCGGCGGTATTCGGGAAGAGCTGCTGATAGCTGGCCGCAAATGCTTCCCACAATTCTGCCGGGGCATCGGCAAAAATCGTAAAAAGCACATTCATAAGGCTCTGCGGATTCTCGGACGGGTTTACACCGATTTCATCCTCAAATCTTTTGCAGGAGTCATTATAGATTTCGTCCAGCCGCCGCATCGAAAAGCCATCAGCTGTTATTCCATACTCCATGAGAAAGCTCCACCTCACTTTCCACCTCTCCCTCCGTCGTTTTTGCGGTAAACTTCGCAGAGAGAGTTCGTTTTTTCTTGTCCATTGCAAGATTTATCGAACCAACGCTTGT